CTTTCAATTACTTGAAAGATTAGAATCAAATATTTTTGATAATAACTTTTCTTGTAAGCTGATTGGAAATCTGTCAGTGGCAGCAGTTAAGTCAAGTGACCAAAAGCTGTTTCCAAGACCTTTTTCCCATTGGTGGAAGGGATCCTGAGTAAAAGTTCTATCACATGGAAATTGTTTTAATAAATTCAACAATTTATCATGTATAGGACGTAAAAGTCATTGGCTATAGTAATCAACCATTGCTATAACTCTACGCTTTAACTCAGGGTCTTCTACAATAGAAAGTTTTCCTGGGCTTTTTGGTACTGTTTTTGGCATAATAAATGATCGATGATCTTTATAAACCAATTCTAAAACTGGTTTTAATAAAGTATCAAATCGATTACCTAATAAGTTACACATGTAACCTAAAGGTTTCGCAGCGACATTTATCATGTAAAATAGACCATAAAGTCCTCCCAAAGTTGCTTTACCAAAAGGAGAAGATTTATTACTAATATAGTGTAAATCATTATCATATTCTGGTAAAGAAGATTTTAGATTAAATTCTTTTACAAACTTTTCAATATAAAAGTTAGGGATTGTATAATCCTTACCTTTATAAAAATCAGTAATTGTATTGTAATTTGGTTTTGGAATCTCTTTCTTTAAAGGTTTAAGAGCTCGTGTATAGGTTAAAAGACTATTTATAAGTCTTTTTCCATGCAATGAAGCAACAAAACTCTTTAAATAAAGAAACTTTGTAGGAAAACCGTTTGTAATTGAAACCAGAGAATGATTAATTCTAAGCGGTTTACCACATATAAATCTAGTAATTGAAAGCTTTACAGTTTTCATATACTTTATTGTAAATGGTAAACCATTAGTCTTTCTCATTCTTTCCACATCGAAAATAAATTTACGAACTATGCTACGATTTCCAAAAATGTTAATAAGTAACCTTATTAATAATAATAAGTTATTGGGCATAATAGTGAAACAACGCTTAGATGAATGATTATTATGATTATTCATCCTATCCTTACGTTTTGAGGATCCCTTCTTTATTGAAGGTACCCCATCCTGTAAAGGAGCAGGTTTAATTATA